GTAGCAGCGTCCCATGGGAGAGCTGTCGCGGTAAAGATTTTTGCTGATAAGTTCGTCTCGGTTGCGTTGCTAAATGACATATTGCTTGATTACGTTAATTTAAATAATTATACCACTTCTACCCCCTCGAAACGATTAAGCCTGTTAATAAACCACCACCAAAATTGGTGTAGAATGCGTCCTCAGTGGCGTCATATGTTGTTGGTACAAATCGGTACCGTGTCGTTCCGTCTAGTGTATAGTCGTATACATCACCCCCTGCGATTGTGGTGTTTAGGATTGGTTCAACAGACCATGTGGTTGCATAAAAGACCCATGTCGTAGATGAGCTGGAGTTTTCAACAATGAATGTAGCAAGTCCCTCAACCTCACTTGCAGAAACGGTTTTAGATGCAACTGCCTTCTGCACATTCTGCACGATGATCGGCATCGTGATATCGACGATGGTTTCTACCGCAACCGCCTCAGCACTCTGCCCCGGTTCACCCTTTTCACCGGGATCTCCTTTTTCTCCTTTCTCTCCATCCTTCCCGTCGACACCATCGCGTCCATTCTTGCCATTAACCCCGTCTTTTCCCGGTTCCCCGGTGTCACCCTTCTCTCCTCGTTCACCTTGTGGACCCTGCGGACCAGGAACCACCGAGTCTTTACCCGGCTCACCCTGTTCTCCTTTTTCACCACGGTCACCCTTCTTACCTTCAAGAAGATCCAGACCCAGAGCCAGCAATTCTATGGCTTTACTGTTGGGGTCTATAGACTTATCAGGCTTCGACATATTGACTTAATTATACCACGGGGTGTAGAGTGGAGGGATGTGGAATACTGTCGAAGATATTTTAGCCGGAGCAGCTGTCATTGGGTTTGTTGTGTACTCAGTAATGACCGGCGGCATATACTAACGAATACTCTGGTACGCATTGAGCACGTCTCGTGTTAATAACCCCGCAGCCTTAAGCTCTGAGAGCTTTGTTTTTAGGGCTTCACCAGACAACCCCTCTGTAACCTCAACAACTGTTGCTGCACGTCCATAGTCCTGACTTTTCTTAATAAACCCCTTGATGGCATCCGCGCGCTGCTCGTCGTCCATCTTTCTATACTGAGGGCTGTTAAACAAGCTTGTTAACTTGCTATTCAAAATCTCACCTGTCTTCTTCCATAGTTCTGTGTTTTGTTCAGGAGATAGTGCGTCATACCCCGCCTTGTCACCCACCTTTGTGAGAGACACATTGTGCCCTGCATCCATTATGCGACGAAGTTCATCAGTGACCACGCCTGGAGTTGCAGGAGACGGACGTGTTGGGTCTGCTAATATTTCCAAAGGATTACCAGCGCTCTCTCGTTCTCTACCAAGGACATCCACGTCTGGTTCAAGTCCCCTTCGCAAACCAGGAATGCGCGACTGTGCCGCATCTAAGTTAAACCCAGGCTGGACTTTCCGTTCAAGAGGATCTGTTGCTCGTGCAACATCAGACACTAATGTTGGTACAAAAGAAGCGGTTAGATTCTTAAGGTATGAAGTTGCATACGTTTCTGGGTCAGTAAGTGCCTTAGTTGCGTTATTGATACCAGTAAGAAAAGTTTGCTCCAAGAAAGACTTCCAAACCCCAGCAGATGCAACCGCAGCAGCCTCCGTTGGTGATCCAGTTTTTTTAACCGCGTCCCCGAAGTATGCACCAGCGAGAATAATGTTTCCGAGTGGACCCAAAACCATGGGAGAGCGCCACTTACCGTTTATGAGGATAGCGTTTGCTTTTCTTCCCTCAGCTTTTTGCAACTCCTGTTCCGGTTCATTCCCTGTTGGGAAGCCGAGACTCACCATGTTTTTTTCAGCGAGTTTGTACCCAAGAGCAAGAAACGCAGTACCGACAATAGACCGCCCCATGCCCTGAGAAAACATTCTTTGGTCGAACTTGCCTCTGCCGACGTTCTCAATAATCGTCTTAATAGCTCCAACGGGGGAGTACCCGATTATCTGCATCGCAACAGAAGATGGTGTCCTTGCAAAAGGAAGAAGTATCTGCCCCACGCCTGGGATTTTTTGAACTGTACCTGCCATATCACCGAGGTTGGTTCTGTTTTGGAAGACAGCAGTTGTCGCGTCAGATACACCGTACCGAATCATTTCATCAGTTGGGTTCTCCACTATTTTATATGCGTGTTCAACAAGTTCCTTCCCTTTAAGCCCTAAGTTTTTACCACTTGCAAGAGCTTGATCCATGAGGGAGCGGGACATCGCTGCGTAATAAAACGGTTGGTCTGTTGCTCCTAAAAGACGAAAGACTGTATCTGTGTAAGCTTGAAAGGCTTTACCAACAACGCCTTTACCAAAGTTCACACGGTTATAATCAAGCTTAGACCCAATGTTACGCTCGTCAAAACCTGTAGAAAAATACCTCTTACCTTTAACAGAACCTTCTTTGATCCCATCAAAAGCCTTTCGGAGAGTGAAGGTCTTTGTGCGCTTGCCGGTAAACAACGATGCAACGCTATCAACGACAGCAGCTGGAGCGTCCTTTGCAACCTCACTAACTGAGTGACCGAGGTTTGAAAAGAGGTTAAGTCCCGTAGTCTTCACACCAGTAAGCAACCCCGCTTTCCAGATGGTTGTTATCTTCTTCCATAGCGGTGTGGGGACCAAATCGTTTATGGTGTTCTGTAGCTTCTGGAAACGCATTGCTTTCTCAATACCGTCGGGCATCTGCCCAATGGCGCGCATTTCATCAGTAATTACTTTTGCTTGTTCGCCCGTAAGCTCTGGTATTTTCTTGAGAGGATTTGTTTCATTGAACTTCTGTATCTCACGCGCAGCAAAACGAAGCTGACCCTCTGGGGTCATTCTTCCAAGAATAGACGCTGCCTGAATAGCGCGTCCTTGCTCAGTCAGTTTCGGTGCGATTGTGTTTGCTATTTCAGCGACTTTGTCATAAGCGTTATTACGAGCAAGATCGTCAACCGCTTTAGTGGCGTCGTCCGAATACTTCTTAATCAATTCTGACGCAAGTGCCACAGCATTTTCGTCACTCCCCGCAAGGGCCAGCCTCTCCGCCTCCGCCGGGTTACTCCTTACCAAGTTCGCTGCCTTTATTGATAGCTCATCAGTCGAGCGCGGCACGTATTGCCCGGCAACCTTAACAGCCCCAGGAACCTTCTCTTTAACAGAAGAAACGAACCCTCGTTCTTGTGTGGCTGGTGTGACAACTGTCTGTTTCTCTTGAGTGGAGTTTGCCTTCTTCCATATGTCGGTGAGTTGCGACTTGTCGCCATATTTAGGAGTAAGTTCTTTTGCTCCGAGATCCACTTCGGTAGAGGTTTGTTTTGCGTAAGCAAGGAGACGATTGTACTCCTCTTTATTTTTTACAAAATCATCTGCAGCTGCATGAAAATCTGCAAGTGCGCGCTGCTGCGCCTCAGTAACGTCATCAATCTCATCGATGCCTTGTCTCTGTGCACGACGTAGATTCTTCTCAGCGGTGCGGAGGGCGGTGACAAAAGGCTCAATTCGAGAATCAGATACAGTGTCAGCAAACTCCTCCGCGGTCTTGTACTTCTTGGCTTTGGTGAGGAGCACATCATCAGTAGCGCGGACTGAGGTAACAGTGGGATTCTTTTCTTGAGTTGGAACTGGAGCACGCTCAGGAACAGGGGCCGGCCTTACGGTCGCTTCCTTAATAAGTGCCTCTGCCTCCGCGTCGGTCTTTGTAGCAACAGCACGCCTGTCGAGCTTCAATGTGTCGATAACATCGTCAGTAACACCGGCATCTTTAAACAGTTGCCGTGCCCCGATGATATTGTCGACGGTCTTAATACCCTGAATGATTGCCTCCTTCTTACCGCCACCGGTAGTAAGATCAAGTGCGTTGAGTGCACCCATGAGTGGTACCAGTACCTTTTGCGTAGTACCTTCAGAGGTGCCGAGCTTTTCTGAAACAAACTTTGAAATAGGGGCTGTCTCTGACTCAAGAGAGAACGGTTGGTCAGTACCAAAAAATCTCTTCGCACCAAAGACCTTACCGCCCGGTGTCTGTGTTGGGTCAACCATCTCAGATGGGTCCCTTCCTATTGTTGAAATGCCACGAGCAGTACCTTGTAGAACAGCCTTACCAAGAGTACCTGCACCTTTTACAAGTTTACGAGCTGCGTTGATGTTATACCCACCCACAGCAAGAGCTATATCAAATGCTGATTTTTTCTTTGGCGCAGCAGAAGATGTGTCAGTTGGGGACACTGAACCTGGCTGCTTTCTTTGGAGAGCTTGTTGTATATTAAAGCCTGCCATTTTACTTTAGAGGCTACTGAACAAATCAATCTTTGCCATATCCTGCTTCACGTATGCAGGAACGCTTGGATCTTCTGGGTTAAGGTATAAATCTGGGGGGAACTTTTTAATGAAGTCCTGGGGCAGAGCACCGCCGTCAACTGCCTGTTGAAGAAAATTAAGATACACCTCTGTGTTTGTGTAATTATCAGCGCCTCTCTGTTGGTCTAGTGTGCGAGTTACTTCACCAACTTCATCAGAGGTTGCTGAGAAGCCCCCTGAAGAGAAGCCCCCTGAAGAACCAGTACCTGGTGCATAGGTCTTCCCACGGGCGGCGATAACATTACCGTCAGCGTCGTACCGAGCCTGACCTTCACTGAGGTTGAACTGTCCTTCTCGCTCTGCCTTCGCCGAGGCCGCGTCTTCTTCCTGTTTCATAAGACGGTACTGCGTCACAATGCCACTCGGTGTAAGGCCACCTTCCTTTGCAATCTCTTCGAGTTCTGCTGGGTCGAGCGTAGTAGGATCGATACCATTAAGGAGGAACGCCTGTGCTGCTTTATTTAAATTGTTCTCCTTACGAGTAGCAGATGAAGCGATGTATGCGATGTAGTTTTCTGCACCCTGCTGTCGAGCTTCGTTCTTAAGCTTAACTTCATCAAGAACCGACTGACGTACCCGACCCATGATAGTACCAATCTTTGCAGAACGCTCCGCCTGGATGCCCTGGTTCACATCACTGTTATACCCGAGAGTCTTTTCCTTCTGAGCAGCCCCGAAGTCACTACCAAGAAGCCCGCTTCGAGCGGAAATAGCACGAGTAGAACCAAGGCGTCCCTGTCCTTCGAGACGCGCTTCATTCAACATCTGATCGTAAATCTTGTTGGTTGCGTCGATCTCCGCCTGGTACATCTTCAGTTGTTTCTTGTAGAGAGCATCTTCGTCTGGTTCAGTACCATAGATCTCCTCAAAAGTTTTTCCTGTTTCAAAATCAATATCACCAAAACTGTCACCAACAGTCTGTTCCTTCGCGGCGTTAGCATCAAGTTCCCCCTTGATACGAAGCGCTTCATTCATAAGACCAGCGTATGGACTGACCGGGGCACCTGATGGGGAAGCTGTTGGGGAAGCTGTTGGAGTTGGAGCAGACACTGGTGGTTGGTACCGTGATGACTGACTACCGTCCATGTGCTGAAAACCACCAGGTGTATCACCAGAGATAGTTGCACGAGACTGAGGACCGTTGTTCCCGCCTGTTGCCTTCTCTATTACGTCTTGTAAGTTAAGTGTTGCCATACGTTTTTACAAAGCTCTTATGATATAGCTCATAAAGATGGTTGGCTGCATAGTGTTGTGGCCGTCATCGTCGCCTGTTGGTCCTGACGCGATTTGAGACCCAGCAGTATTGCCTGGGACAAGAGTAGAAGCTGATCCACTACCGTTGTCTGTTGGAAATGTGTGTGTGTGAGCAGGGAGCTCCGCTGCTGTAAGTACGTGGTCCTCTTCACCGTCCGTACCACCAAGTGTGTCGGCGTCTGTGTCCGTCACCACATTAGCTGAAGAACCACCGAGATTGTCGAGAGCAGCAATCACACGGCCACGGATATCAGGTAGATTGAACGTGGTTGAACCGTCGCCTACGCCGTAGGTTGTGCTTAAGATACTGAAAAGTACAGAGTACGTTGCGCGAGAAACAGCTTGCCCGTAACAGAGTAAGTAATTCGTTGGAGCGGTTGCTCCTGCATATGGAAAGATAGAACCTATGGGAACCCCTGCATTCCGCTGTGTCACTGTCTCCGGAAGGAGAAGCAACTTTGTTGTTGAAAGAGCGAGACCAATCAAACGACCTGCTGCGGTTGTGGCAACACCCCCTGCTGTGGAAGAGGCGTAATATAATGAACCGGCAGTCAGTCCTGACGTTGTATACGTACCAGAGATTTGGATACCGCCTGAAATTGCGACGCCGTCAGAACCTGCACCGAGCGCAATGCCGAGCTGAACCCCATCAAGAGTCGCGGCAGTGTCTGCATCGGTTTTGTACCACTCCTGATCTGAAGTCTTAAAATAGACAAGGTTCCCTGCAACAATAGCTTCGCCACCGTTTCCAGCAATAACCTGAGAGTCAAACGCTACTGTCCCACCAGCTGCGGTGTCGATAACGTACCCTACTGTCGCAATCTGTTCACGGTCGGTGAGGGTTGGTTCTACGTCGTACGCAACAGGGCTTGCTCCATCGAGATCGAGTTGCCCTCGAAGGATGTCAGCGACACGCTGAAGTGTCGCGAAGTTCGTAACAATACACGGAGCTCCCACGCGGTGTGCACGCGCAGCGCCAGAAGACTCAACACCTTGGCGAGACACCGTCTTCACAGATGTGACAGCCGTCCCGTTCAGCTGTCCGATAAGGTACTCTTTGTTCGAAGTACCAGAGTCGACAGTGAAACAATAAAGTCCCGCAGGGAGTGCGTTTCCGTCATCATCATTTGCAGAAGATAATGTAAATGAAGTCCCTGCAATCGCTATTGCAGAAGCAATCTGTAGCTCCACATCTGCTATTGCGCGAGGAATGAGGTTGGTCATATTTCGTTTAATTATAACACATTAAATCTCTGGACTATCCAAGTTCACCGTATCTCCGTCGAGGCTTACGTTCTGTCGTTGACGGTACTGACGAGGAAGCCGTTCTTCGTACACCCAGATGTCGTGGTCTTGTATCTCCTGGATTGCGCAGTACCCAATTCCATTCGCAGTAAACCGGAGCATTCGCTTTCGAAACTTAGGCATACGAATCTTTAGTTCCATATAGAAACTGTACACGGTGATCTGGTCACCGCCACCGATCGGTTCCTCCCCCACAAAACTACCTCCGATTGCGGTGGTGTTGGTGTAGTCTACATAATCCCCCGAACCAAGGATGGTGCCGATCGGTTGGAAGTCACCGTTATCAATAGAGAGGTCAACGGAAATATTCTGGTCTGGACTAATGAGCCCACGGAACCGAAGCTTCTTTACCTTCTTTAAAGCATCTTCTTCATACCGTTCTCCTGCACTGGTCCAGGAGTTAGTCACCGGGAGACCCATGTCATCGAAGCCAGTAAACATCTCGTACGATGTTTGTGCGTTAGGGTCACCCATATAGAGGAACCCGCCGTTCTTTGTAAACGCAGAGCCACCATAAGGAGCAACGTCGACCGTCTTTGTCGTCATATCACACATGAGTAGTCTATTGTTTTTGAGGCTGTCATACCGACACGACACAATCACGTACTTGTCCCAGGTGTCCACCACCACATCGTCGAATGTGTAGTCTTCGAATTTAAATTGTGCAAAGAGTGGTGTTGTAAGGAAGTTGTCGCCAACAGGATTGCGCTGAAGGATGTTGAGCATCGGGCGCGTTGGGTTGCCGGTGTTCATAAACACAATGCCAGTACTTGTTGGTACCGCAGAGCGAAGCGACTCAACACCAATGTCACTCCGGATAAGTTCGTTGAGTGGGTTCAGGTCTTCTGCATCAAGTGTGAATTGGTACACCGACGATCTCTTGAAAGAGAAGTACGAACCTTCGTGGGGCACCACTACTTGTATTCCATCTCCCCCGTTATCCTGACGGATAACAAACCCTTCACCTGCAAGACGCGTTGCTGATTTTGAAAAGTCTGTAACACCTTCATCTGAGCTGTCCTCCCATTGGTAGTCAGCAGTACCGCCGCCGGTCTGCCCTGTAATAGTAAACGCTCCTGTAGTGTAGTTGATAGTACCAGTTCCACCAGCCGAGCCGGTTAATGTTCCGTCATAGTTGTCTGTAAAAACCTCACTCGAAGAAGTGTCGGTAATCACTACACCGAAGCATGTTCGTCTCGCGCCACCAGCCTTGAACGCAAGCGTGCCGGAAGCGACATCCGCGATAGCTTCAGATGCGACTGCGGTGTACACACCACTATCCTGTGCATCAATCCATGAGCCGTAGAGTCCGGTAGGGTCTTGTGTACGTCCCCACAAGATCATGCGCCCCTTATCTATGAAGCTGTACCCTTTGAAGTTCTTTGTTGAAAGGTATACGTCTGAGTACGACGCTGGGTTCGCGGTCACGATTTTAAAGAGTCCGTCTGTTGGTGATGTGACGTACACGAAGTTACCCGCCAAAGACGAGTAGTTTGTAAACGTCATCGGGTTCGTGTCGAGCCCAGTTATGACGTCAGTCCATGTAGACCCGTTTAGATACTGCACCTTCCCCGCACTCCCTGTTGAAATCTTACGGAAACGTACCGCCTGGCCACCAACCTTGTACCCCGTATGTTCTGCAAGTACCGCGCCAGCAGCACCTTCTGCACCCTGCGCCTGCCTCCCATACATGAGCTCAATCTTCCCATCACGGGTAAGCCACCCAATAGCCTCCGACGCCGCGTCCTGTGGAATGAGTTCATCATCAACAAGATCATGCGTTCCTGAAACGAAGGCCTTAATGGTGCTTTTCTGTACTGACATAGTTAAATCTGTACCAACTGACTATTCCAAAAAGCCATCTGGTCGAGGATATCCTTTGCATCTTTTTCGTGGTCAGTGCGGTAGCTCTTCGCCTTATCTGACTGTTGGATTACAAATGAATCCGCACACATCATGTGGTAGATAGCGTCGTGGAACGCTTCTGGGAACCACGGTGTCCCACCCAATGCGAGTGCTGGCATCTGCTTATGGTAGTCATACTCAACTGCCTCAACCACGCTCGGTGTCTTACTGAAATAAAGACGAAGGTTGCCGAAGTCTACCCACGCATGCGCGTCACTGTTGCGATACTGACGACGATCAGACCACGACACCACCTCGTATTTACGATAGTCACTCCCACGAAACACCACAGGACGTTCCGATGCGTACGAGCTGTCGGTGTGGTTTGCGTTAGCTGTTAGATAGAGAAAATCTGTTTCAAGAGCAACATAATCAAGCGATGTGGAGGTGTTCGTGGAGCCCGCTGCCTTCGTACCCTCCCACGGACGAAACGCTGTAATCTTACGGTACTGCTTGTCGAACAGTTGCGACTCCTCTTCCATAGAGAGGTCGGACATATCGTCAATATAGAGATTGAAACGAGTGATTATTTCTTGCTTAGTCATGGGTATATTATACCATTTTAATTCCTATCCCCGCCCTCCACGAATGGAGGGAAGAGTAGAAGCTAAATGAGATTCATTAAGCAACGAGGATCCACACGTCGAGGAACTTCTTTGCGCCATCTGCGAAGGTTTTGATACCTGCAAGATATGAGCTAAAGACGTTTGTTCCACGGCGGTCATCTGTTGGACGCATGTCCACAGGCTTCATGTCCTGTACAACGAGGTCGATAGCACCCTTCTTACCGAAGTAACAATGGAGCTTGTTCGTCAATGTACCTGACATTGTGTCTGCGTAGATAATACGTCCTGCCGCAGTGATCGTAAGCGTATCAGTTGCATCAACATATGTTGCAACAACCTGTGCGTTCGTAAGAATCTGTCGGTTAGCAGCAGATACTTCGTAGTATCCTGTTGCTGAGTCCTGGCCAGTTGCTGCACCGTTGATCATGTTAGCCATGATTGCACCTTGTGCATCAACTGAACCTGCAACATCGAACTCACCCGCTACAGCTGGAACTGCCTTTGCTATGAACGTAACACCAAAGATGGTGACAACCTCATCAGCAGTAGCAACGTCTACAACAAGCTGTACTTCACCCTGGAGGTTTTCAGAAACGTACAACTGTGCATTGCGAACAATACCAGCGTATCCGTTCTTGAATACTGAACCAGCGATATCGATATCCTTACCCATAAGGTACTGTTCGATATCAGCAGCCGCATAGCTGTCTACAACGAATGCGAGGTTTGACTGTTCCTCCTGTCGTGCAGCATAGCGAAGCTTCGCTGACATACGAGTAGTCATCTGTGGCACAGTTGTACCTGAAAGAGTGATCGCAACACCAGTAGACGCGAGGGTTGTAAGGTCGCCGTTGTCGAATGTGTTTGCTGCATTTCGAACCTCAGAGAAACAACGGTAGTCAAGATCCTGTGCAACTTTGTGCGCGATCTTGCCTCCGATAACTTCACCTGGGTTGAGTGGACCAGCCTGTGTCATCTCACCATCAGAGATGTGGAAGACTGCCTCCTTCTCAAGGTTGACGGTAAGGAGTTCCGCAGAGTCGGTAACGGTATCAATAGTAGAAGCAGAACCACGAGTTACGTCGCGAACCTGTACACCATCAATATTGAACGCTACACGCTCTACTGATTCACCGAATCGAAGCTTTGATTCGAAACGGGTGTTCATAATATCCTTCGATACAAGCGCTTTCTGAAATACTTCAGCGTAAGCGTTGTCGAATTCTGGTCGAAAGTCTGTTAACATTTTAGGGCTAATTTAGTTGTAATTAACCCCATTGCCTTCTATCGGAACACTCTGTCTGTAAGACCTTCGTTGTATTGCTTTCGCAATTCTGGGTCTGCCAGCACTTCTCGACGGTACTCTGCGTCCTTCTCAGCACGCTTTCTGTCGAGTGTTGTGTCCTTGGCACCACCGCGCGGTGTGGTGGTCTCAACGGTCCGCCGACCGGTGATGGCGTTGCCATACGCCTCTTCGAGAAGTTGTCGGTACGTTTTGTTAGCATTTGCGGGATTGAAGGCAAGAGCCTTAATCACCGAAACATTCACAACCTCTCTGTACTCAGGAGCATTTTGTAATGCCTTTTCCAAACCGATTGCAAATCCAGCCTCCATTTTCGCCACCTTCTCCTTCTGTTCGATTGTCTCAAGACGTTCAGCAAGCTTCTTTACTTCAGGATTATCATCAACATTATCCACCTCAGGATCTTCAGAAAGTTCACCACGTAATTCCTTAAGCTGTGCTTCAGCTTCCTTTCGGCGCTCGATCTCCTTATTGAGGCGAGCTATTGGTACGCTATCAACCCGCTTCTTCTCTGGGGCGACTACTGTTGTTTCCTCCTTATGTAAGTCTGCGACAGTCGGTTCTGCAACCGTGTCGGCTACTTGCTCATTGTTTGCAGTTGTCTCTGGAGCAGTCTTAACCTCTTGCTCAGGAGTAGTTGTATCCGTCATAAAAAACCTATTTATTATCCAGTTAGTCTGGAGGACTTTACCGTGTCCCACGTAATAATATTATACCACACCCGATAGTGAAGTATGTCCTGAACCCATCCACTAAGAGCAATGGGGAAGTCTTAGGCGCAGAAGACGGGTTCAGGGCACACCGCGCTATTCGCGAAGTGCTTCTTCCAACTGATCGTCCACAATCTTTAGATTGTCCTTACTATTGAGAAGCAACTGTGCCGTTGCTAGATGCGCGTCCATGCTCGCTATAGTTGCCACAAGCTCCATGTGCGACGCGGTTTTATACTGACCACGCAACGTCCCCACACAATAAAGAACATCCTTAATAAGGAGTCCTACCAATTCCTTCCCTCCGTCTGTATCTGCGAGTGCCTTAAGGGTGTGTAGCTTGTCTGCCTGTTCTGCAAGAGACAGTAAGTCTGCCTCCATTACTTCATTAGTGAGCCCGGCCTTCTTAACCTTCGTTACTCTCTTTGCCATCAGCAATTACATTAGACTCTACAAAACCAAACTTCCCATAGATCACGGAGAGAATCTGTGCGTACTTCTTCTTGGTCTCTGTGACGCTCTTCAGCTTCTTCTCAGTATCCCGAAGGAGCGTCTTCGCATCCCAAAGGTAATGAGCTGCATTCAACTGCTCATCCGACATCTTCGAAACAAACTTGTGGTTTCTTCCTACATTATCAATAGCTGCTTTCGTTACACGAATCTGAGCAGTCGCTTCACGCGCCATCTTCTCAAGATCACGCTGGTGGTTCTCAATGTCTTCAATAGTGAAGTCATTGGTGAGGTTCACTCGTTCGATGACCGACTTTTTAAAATCCTTCTTGTTCTCCTTCTTAAGGTTAAAATCTTCTGCGACGATTTTACTCATGCTGTTATGATACTTATGCGCTTCATATTTATAAGATGCTTCACCCGTTCCAGTCGATGCAAGTCCTGAACGAAAATCCTCTTTGACTTCTTAAGATTATCTTCCTTCCAGACTGGCCTCGTGTTCGAATAATGAAAACATGCACGTTGTGCATCCTCTTTGGTGAGGTCGAAAAACGAACAAGGAACGATGTGATCTATGTGTATGATACCAGACCGAACCCCATCCCACGACATCCCACCTGTGAATAAGTTTTCAATGTACGTTCGGTACTCGTCCGCTGAACACCCAAGTAACGTCTTTGCCTTCGCCTTACGTTCCCCATTAACTTGAACAATACCTTGAAGGCGACTTCGAAGGAGTCGTGCGAGTCGTGCTTGTTCACTCCGGTGGTACAACTCACGAGCGCGGATTGCGGCAGTTGGTGCATACCGCTTCGAATACTCACTCCGCTTATCCTTATTCCGAGCACAATACAATGCCCGGTCCTCACGAGAGCATACCTTACACCGTGACCGTAACGACTCTCTGCCCCTACAGTGGTAGATATAAAAATCTGTTGCTATTTTTTTGACCTTACATTTTGCACAAACCTTACGGTCTCGCATTTTGCTGAATCACATCCTGCATAGGTTGCGCGGGTCCTGGCATACGCATCTGTGGCGGTTTGCCACCAGCCTGTTGCATTGCCAGCTCTTTGTTCGCTCTGTCGCGTGCTTCACGGACAGTGTTTGAAACAATGATCTCATCAAGACCACTAATGTACTGCACCATACGACGCTTCTGTTCCATGTCCATATCCTCTTCATGGTCCATCATATAGTCCACAAAGCGCTGTTTGTACGCTGCGTTAGCTACGCGATTTGGTTGGATCACCTTGCCATCAAGAAGACTCTCTATATCTCGCTCTGCCTCACTCATAACCTCGGCGGTTCCATAGACGTCGAGCTGTAACAACTGACGAATCTTGTCCGGCTCAAGTCCAGCGACCGCAGCCATCGACTCAATCACCACCTTCTGGTTCGCGAGGTCAGCGCGTCCGAGGAGCGCTCCGTAGAACGCACCCATCGTTCGCTTCTTCTGCTCTGAGAGTGCGAGTTCTGCGTTCGAAGCTTCGACGATCACCGCAAACTCATCGTTCTTTCGAAAGATGTCAGTGCGTCCGATAGCCTCCACTTCAATTCCTTCAGGACCAAGAATGTCCACCGCCACCTTCTTTGTAAGGTGCTCGTCTACGCCGTGCATGTACAAGTGACCGAACCGACGATACCCGAAGCTGTAGCTCTTATTAAAGAGACCGAACCTGTCGGCTGTGTTCTGCTCGTTACCCTCATAGATAGTCGCGCGACCGTCAGTGTCCGCTACACCAAGAGCGCCTGCCGTCACTCCCGACGCCTGTTGCTTAATAGTCTCAAGCTGTCGAAACACCTCAAGAGGAGTGTTTATAGATGGGGTCTCCACTACCTTCACTGCTGTCTGCGCGGTTCCTGGTGTCACCTTAATGTACCCGTCACGCCGGTACTTCAACTCCGCAAGGTTTTGAATAGCACCTACGTCGACGATACGCTGTGGCTTGTTCACTCGCTCTGCGTTGTCGAGCATCTGATTGATACTCACCGCCTGCGCCATTATCAACTCACGAACATAGTCCGCTGGTGATGGTGTCCAAAACTCAGTGAGGTCTGGGTACGGAGCATATGACCAGAACGGCCACATCTCGGACGCAAAGAGGTCACTTAGTTTCTCAACCCGGATCGCTCGCGCCCCTGTCTCTGAAAGGAGGAGGTAGTACCGCTCACCTTCATATGTGGTGTACCACTCCCAGAACTTGAACTTATCATCACTCGAGTGTTCTTTTTGTCCTTGTTCGTTTTTCGTCGCATATACTCGGTTTTGTTTATTAAGTTCCTCCTGCGGACGCTCGGTGTTATTCCCCTTACCTTCAAGGAGTGTCTTCACCTCCGTTACAATATAGTTCTTATTGTCCTTCAACTCATACCGATCCTTCACGACACCGTACCGTCCCATGAACCGTGCCTTCTCAAGATCAATACCTCCTGCGCTTGGGTCAATCAAGAAGTCATACACATCGACGTTGTCGAGTTGTGGTCGGTAGGCACCGTCAGAATGTGCCGCGTACGCATAAATAGCACGCCCGTAGAGGATAGACTGCTTCTTACCTGTCATATCCTTAATGTCCCAGTTGTCTCTGTCAGCATCAAAGTCCTTCAAGGCATTCAACCGAGCCACTCGCTTCACCTGCGACTCCTTGCGCTTCTCAAACTTGAACGTCAGTGGGTTATCAATCTTCGAAAGGAGTGTGTGGACATGCTCCTGCATCTGTCCAAGGTCGACATTCGCACGAGACTCGTCACTTTTCTTCTTGTTACCGTAATAAAGATCCTCATTCAGCTGCCAGTTCTTCACTTTCCCTTGCTTGTGGCGACGAGCGAAGCTAATTTCATTCAAAACTTGTGCAACAATCTTGTCGCGAGTCTCCTTTTTCATTACTTTTGCCATAGTGTGGTCTAATTATACCACACTAGATACCTATTTCGTCGTACAAGTTGTCCTCTTCTTGGGGTAACTCGCGCTCATTGTAGCCGAAGACGGCATATTTTTTCATTTGGTGTGCGATACACACCGCAATCAACAAGTCGAAGTGACGCGTAACCATCCCAAGCTGTGTATCAGTGAGGTCGGCGGTGGTGTAGGATCGCATCTCCTTCAGCACATTGATGTCGTATATCTTCACCAACCCGTCGTTGTAGTCCTTCCGAAACTCAAACAACATCTGTGGCTTACTCTTCTTCGTCGTCCTCCACCCAAGACGCTCTGTGTGTTTAATCGCACGGTTACCCTCCCGTCGCTCGGTGTATATGTTCGGATAGCCTCGCATCGCAGCGATCGTCGCGTGGCCGGTGTTGTTCGCTTCAGGAGCCACAAGGCAATTACCAAACTCCGCCCCCACTCGCTTCAGTTCAAAACCAAACAGGTCGGGTGGGATACGATTGTTGTAGTACGTCGCCGCCAATATACCAATATCGTTTGGAGCAACCCCAAAGTCAAACAAAGCAAAGGTGTTCGCATCCTTCCCTACTCCTTCAGAAGTATCGGCACCTATCCCAAACCGGTGGTGTGGTTGGTAATCCCCCCAATACTTCACCCCCGCACTCTCCCGGTGTGGTTGCTTCACTGCCGCAATATCGTTATCCACCTTCACACGGTCAAAGAACGCCGCGTCCGTGCGTGAGGGGTCGCAGTTGTGTACCACAAACGCCTTTGTTACATAGCTGTTGTCTTTTTCTACTTCGATATTGTATACCTCTCCACTGTAGGTAGAGGGCACTATTCTCTCAATCCTTAGCATGTGATGGTTCTGTTACTGCTCTATCTAAATCCCAACCACGGTTCAATCTCTTACTCACCAGGCCATGATTTCCACCAAGCGACTTTCCTATTTCTGAAATACACACCCCATCAATTTTATGGTTGTTCCTCTTGTTAGAAGATTGCTGTTTGTGTGATGCCCAGCGCACATTGCCTGGTTCATAGTTACCGCCAGTGTCGATTCGATCAAGCGTGTATCCTTCTGGGGCAACTCCGATATAAGCATAAAATACCTCAAAGCTGTCTAACCACTCAGGAAACACTGTGATTCCACGGCCTCCGTAGTTCTTATAGCCAACAACCTTGGGGTTATAACACCGATTTTTCATCGACTGCCAAGCCCTCCACTCCTTAGAAAATCTCAACCCGTGCTTATGGTTACGAGCTGAGAGCTGCTTACTTCTTCGACAACCACAAGACGTACTTATACCAGACTTAAGGTTCTTAAGGTTCACTTCTTTTTCTGTACCACACTCACAACGGCATCTGATGTAGGTGCAGTTACCGCGCTTTATTTTTTCTTGGCTAAGTACTCGCCATCCTCCATAAAAATTATCCATGCCTATAGTTTACCACGGTGGATACTAACTACCAAGTCCCCCTCACACAACAAGCCAGCCTCCACCCAACCTCTGTCTGGTGTTAGAACTGGATGGTTAGTGGTGATAGTTACTGTTTCACCACCAACAGTAATGTCTAACATTTCATTCGGTGGGTTTACCATCGTTCTCATTACCCGCTGCGGCCTATCTTCGTGAGTTATAACAATATCTCCGTACGAGATGTCTTTGATGGCCTTCCAACCTTCAGTGGTTAGTATTGGTGTATCCGGGTGTAAACACATATACTCACCATAAAAATCGTCACTGTCGTTCTTAATCTTCTCCACCTTCTCTGCATCATATCGCTGTGGCCACGTCGGCTTCCCCTCCTCATCCAAAATAGTCACTTTGTCCACCACCATATTAGGTTTGTTGAGAAACCATTGGATCACACCCTCCTCACTAATGTAGTTACCTAACACCATGTAGGCACCATCGGCTGCAAGACCTTGGATAGCCTCATCAATCCTCCAGATAGTAGACTCAGTCTGTGAGAGAGAACTAATAGACTCTCGATCCTCCACGTCGTCGAACACAAGAAAGTCAGGACGGTACGCGTCCTGTACGTGTCCTCGTTGTGTCATACCGACCGTACCTGCCATGAGCTTCACACCATCCACCGTGGTGAACACCGTCATCGTCTCCTCACCTTTAGTCTCCTTCTGCTTAGGGAACAGTGTGCCGTACAGTGGCTTCACCTCCACAATCAGGTTGAAGATGTCCGTCACCATCTGCTTACTATTGCCCAGGTTCCTCGCCAGTACCTTGATGTACTTCCGGCGGTGGTCCATGTCATTCAAAAGAGCAAATGCAATGAACAACTTCGCGTACGTAGTCTTGGCACATCCTCGGAAACCAAGGTTGGGGTAGTTGCTTCTGCCGTAATAGGCATCAATCATATGGAGGGCGAAGCCCTCGTGGAAGGAAGCTGGCTCTGACTGGAGGTACCGGGGGTACATCCGGTAGATCCAATAGGTGAATTTAAAAGCTACCTGCCGCGCGGGCTCTTCGGAGTTGAATGCAAAGAAAGCAAGCTTCTCTTCCTCGGAACCAGAGTTCCATATCTTCTCTGCGTGGTCTATAGCCTCTTGGGGTACTTCCATATTAGCCTTTTA